TGAGGACGATGAGGACGATGAGGATGATGAGGATGATGAGGACGATGAGGATGATGAGGATGATGATGATGATGAGGATGATGAGGATGATGAGGATTATGAGGAGGACGATGAGGATGAACAAGTATTCAACATTCAGCTCTTGCTCGGAGGAGGCGAGAATGAAGAAGAAGAATACATTGAAGACAACGCAGACTGTGATAGCGACGACGAAAAAATGTTTATGAAAGAAAAATACGAAAATGATTCTAAAAGCGATAGCAATACTGACAATGCACCCAATGTTAAACAGGATAAGAAGAAGAAGAAGAAGAAGAAGAAGGTTGAAGATGAAGATAATGATGTTGAACTTACTGATGTTGAACAAGAATACCTAGATCTGGTTGAAACTAAAAAGACACTTTCTACGCAACTTATTAAGCGCCCTGCCAGCAAAGTATTGAAGAAAGCAGTTGAAGATTGTAAGCGTTCTATTATGAAGTTAGTTAAGAAGGCTCGCAATCAAAATGCAAAGATATATCATAAGCTGATTCACAATGACAAAAAGAAAGAGAATGAGATTGATTACTTTAAAAAGAAATTGTCAAATAAGCAACAATTGAGAGTAATGCAAGACTTGAAAGAGATTAATAAACACATTAATATTGACAAGCCATATAGACTAGCACTTCTAGATACAAATATTCCTGCTAAGTTTAAGGCAGTTGCTATGCAGAGATTAAATGTATTGCGAGGCATGGAGCCTGGAGACCCAGAATACTATAAAATTAAGAACTGGGTAGATACGTTTATGCGAATTCCATTTGGCGTGTATAGCAACCTGTCTGTGAATATTAACGATGGTATTGACGTATGTCATGACTTCATGGAAAATGCGAAGACTACTTTGGACAACTGCGTATATGGTTTAAATGATGCAAAAATTCAAATCATGCAAATGATGGGTCAATGGATTTCAAACCCATCTGCTATGGGTACTGCTATTGCCATTAAGGGACCGATGGGAACGGGCAAGACAACATTGGTCAAGGAGGGTATTAGTAAAATTTTAGGTCGCGAATTTGCATTTATTGCATTGGGCGGCAGTGGGGACAGCAGTTTTCTGGAAGGACATTCATATACATATGAGGGAAGTACTTGGGGTAAGATTGTTCAAATTATTATTGACAGTAAATGCATGAATCCTATTATTTACTTTGATGAGTTAGATAAGATTAGTGATACCCCGAAGGGTGAAGAAATTATTGGTATTCTTACTCATCTTACAGATAGCTCTCAAAATAGCGAGTTTCATGACAAGTACTTTTCAGAAGTGAATTTTGATCTTAGTAAATGTTTGTTTATCTTCAGTTATAACGACGAGAGTAAAGTAAATTCTATTCTAAAAGATAGAATGTACCGTATTCAGACAAAAGGATATGAAGCAGATGAGAAGATTATTATTGCCAAAGATCATCTTCTCCCTAAGATTCGCGAACAAGTGAATTTTAATGAGGAAGATGTAATTATTCCTGACGAAACGTTGAAGTATATTGTAACCAGCGAACATCTCACTAAAAATGAACAAGGCGTTAGAAACTTGAAGAGATGTCTAGAAATTATTTACACGAAACTTAACTTGTTCCGGCTGGTTAAATCTGAATCCAAAATCTTTGATAAAGATATGGATATTGACATTACATTTCCGATAACTGTCACACAAAAACATATTGACACATTTATCCAAAAAGACGACCCTAACCAGAGCTTTCTTGCCATGTATGTATAATTGAATTATAAACAAATATAAACATATTTATCTTATTGTATTATTGTAATTTTTTTCATGAATAATCAATTAACTTCTCTTTCAAAAGCGTTACATTGTTTGCATGAAATTCCGGAGATTGACCGCTCTCGTCCTATTACACATTTGATACAATACACAAAAAATATATTGTTTGATAATTGCACTCACGAAGTAGAAGAAGACAATATTGACATTGATATTGAAAAAAACATTTCTATATCGTATTGTAAAAAATGCGAACTTACATTTTCCATTAACGATATAATGCTATACATACAAGCTTCCTTAAATAAAATACACCAAGACGATTGGAAAATATATTATAATAATACGCTTCATAGATTAAAATATTTTTTCACTCAAAATAATAAAATTGGATTTTCTATTATTTTAAATAACGATAGTAAAGTCGTTTATTATGAGTTATCTGCACTAATTACATGTCGTGTTATAGGCGATACTGTTAGAATTATGTGATTATTTGCCAATCTCTTCAGCACCTGAAGTCATATTGCCTCCTCGTGTTGATAATAATTTCTTTTGGTTGTCGTCTAAACATAGTCCTCCTAATGAGTTTGTCAAACCAGAACTTTTCCCAACACATTCTAAACTGCCTTTAGTCGCACCGATTTGGTCAATAGAATTGGGTCCTTCCTTAGGAGCACAAAATAAACCATCAAAACCGAATACTTTTTTACATTCACCTGTAGCTGGTGAAATCATATGTTGCTTATTCTTATCCATTGCAGAGTTTTCTTCTTTGCTGGAATAATCTAATGTTTGGGTGTTGAACCCTTCAAATTTAGCGTGGTTTTGAAATAAATTGTCTGCGAAATGGGGTTTGAAATTTGCACATGACATCATAGTAGCAGATGATATGATTAATACAAATAGTATTATAACTAGAATATTGAAAAAGTTGAACTTCATGATAATATACATATTATTAAGATAAAAACTTTTTTGCTAAATGTTGTTTGTCCTCAAACAAACATAAACAATTCTGCATATATTTTCAATATAATGGCTAACTTAAATGACAAAGAAAGATTAAATTTGCAAAAAATGATAAACGAGGCGGATTGTGACGACAATACTGAACAAATTCGTAATATAAAACATAGTGTATTGATACGTAATGACGTTCGCAAGCTTGATAGTTTTAAGAAGGGCAATCGCTCATTGCAAGTTAGAGATTTTGACCGGTTTGCAGAAGAAGCTAAATCTACATGTCCATTTTTGTACCGCAATTACACCGATATCTTCAATAGAATTACTAAAGACGAACTTGACTTAGAAATCATGACAAAGTTGCTTATGGTACTCAAAATGATTGAAGACAATAAAGTTGATCAACATGAGGGTTCTGTAATGGTTGGAAAAGTATTGAAAGAATTGTATGTGGATAGTGCATTGAAACGTGGCGAAAATATAGATAAGTTATACGAGGATACTGGTTCTAATGCTGTATCCAATGACAATGATAGTCGTAAAATTTCTTGGAAAGAATATAAGCAGTTGCATGGTAAGTGTGACTAATTAAATATCTTAGACATAAGAATTAAAGACAACGGTTTTAATATTATAATGACATCTGTTCATAACGATTTATATTGTACATATCACGACCTTAGATTTCGTCATGAAAACTCCTCTAGAGATTTTGCTATTTTGAAGCTGTCTGTGCAAAACGACGAATTGCTCTCAATATATAAAGAAAAAATAGAACTACATAATTCTGCTTTTAAAGAAAATTCTTTTGCCGATTCTGGTTTTGATTTGTTTGTACCTAAAGACGTTATTTTTGATAAATTATTTTCGTCCAAATTTATTGATATGAATGTGAAAGCAGAACTGGTTAATTGCAATTTTGATAAAAATCTACTTAGTACCGTACCATTTTACTTATATCCGCGTTCTAGCATTTCAAAAACACCACTTATGTTAGCAAATGGCACCGGCATAATTGATTCTGGTTATCGTGGGAATCTAATTGGAGCATTCCGTGCATTTGAATTTTCAAACAGTCTGGAATATACTGTAAAAAAACATACCAGACTTCTACAAGTTTGTCATACTCATCTTCTGCCTATCTACGTAGTTTTGGTAAAAGACGAGGATTTGACTACAACGCTGAGAGGCGATGGTGGTTTTGGTTCAACCGGTGTATAAATGCAAATAATTTGAAATAATATGTTTGATATATTATTTCAATACTATATTTTTCACGTTTATGTTCTTCGTGCAACCGCTCTTGAATTTACTACTGTTCCCGCTGTATTACCAGGCGAGCTATTTTCTTTGTAAAATACAAGACTATTGTTAGAAAATATAGGTTTTCTATACCCTGCTGATATTACTGGAATTTGATAGTTAAATGACATATTTTTACAAGAACATATATTCGGCATTGTATAGATTATTATACTATAAAAAATTGATTTGAATTGTATATATTTGAAAATTCACAATCGCAATTATTATGGAAAATATTAATAAAGTTATTACCATTCAAACATATATTAGAAAATGGTTGAGTACCAGCATTTACCCACGACTCTCCAATAACACACATATAAAAAATAAATTTGAACAAGAAATCAAAGGGTATCATTTATTAAACGAAACGCCCATTAAAGAAAGCGTTTGGGAAGAAATCAACTGTAATATAGTAAAAGATATATGTAAAATAAGTGATTGTGCCTATGGAAATCATCTCTCTGGGAAAGATAATAAATTTGACAATTGGAATATATCAAATAAAACTACTAAAGTTGAAAATGGTAAAATAAATATGTCTTCTTATAGATTGTCATCAGTATGTAACAATAAAGAACCTGGCAATGCGATTGATATTGTCCGTGAGATTGAGAAGAGAGATTCGTCGTTTGATTATTATTCTATATTGTTAAGGGAAGAAACTGAACAACAATTGACATATTATTGGTGTCTAATTCCAAAACACCATCATATATTCAAACTATGTTCCAAAACTATGAAACACCGAATGGGTAAAATTGGGAAAAAAAAAGGTGATATAGTTGGATGGGAAGATACATACATGGATATAACATTTTCAATGTCATCACAGCTTTGGTATCATTGCAATATGAAAGACATCAAAAAATATATACTTTATAACACAACTGTTGAACGAATTAAACCTACTATTAGCTATTCTGATATATTTGAAATTGTCACAAGCAGCAACTAAAATTGTCACACATTATTTTATTAGAATTTGGACTCACAATCGCCTGTTTTTTTATTTCGTCGGGTTCCATTAGGACACCTAGGCTTCTTCGACGCGGTTTCGCAAATTCCACTTTTAGGATTTTGTCGCATTCCATTGGGGCAGCGCATTGACTTTTGCACGTTTCTGTCTAAGATAGGGGCAACCTCATTTACTTGGGTTATACCAGGTGGATCAGCCTTTGAAATCTTTGCCAATCTAAACTTTTCACAACCGGTAGGAACATTGTAATCGGTCTTAAAAGAAGTAGCGTTTAAGACAAATACTTTACGTTTAACCAACCCGTCATTAATCGTTTCGAAACCTACTATTTTGTACATTAGACCTCTTGGTAGAAGTATTTCTTTTTCCTGTTTGTATTTTGTTGTATGAATCATATCGATATACGGAAGACCCTTTTCTGGAATGATTTTGTATATACAACAATTGCTGGTAGCGAAGCGCAATGCCACATTTATAGACGTGGAAACCGAACTGTAGTTAGGTGCGACAAATATATCGCCAATTTCGGTGGCAGGTTTATATTTTCCATTTTTCAAATAAATACGATAAGGTTCTTTCATTCCACGCCAATATGTATTCTTATTAGTGTCTGATGTCCTAGGTGCATATTCCAATAAGCACTGGTCAATGGAATGAATTTTGTCCTTGATTGCAATTATAGCCGCTTCCTGAGTAGGACCATATTTATATCTATGTGCATTAAAGCTAGACGTGTTAAAATATGCATTGCCATCACGTAGATACCGATTGATCGGTTGGTCCCATTGGAAACTATAATTACGAAGTGCCTTGGCAATTTTGTCTTCAAAATAAACCTCTCTTTTATACGGCAAGTTTTTATTCTGGACCTTCTTTTCTTCAGCAGACAACCCTTTTTTCTTAACGAGTCCAATCTTTGACATTTGTAGATACTCTAAACTAATCACGTCGGATTGTTCGTCACTATACGTTAGTTTGAATGTGCGCACTTTTTTATCATTTAACATTCTGACAAACTCTGCGTTGCTTACCAATGTTTTGTGCGCAAAAAAATATCCAATATTGCGATAATATGACCTATTCTTGTACGTTTTCTCCACATCCAGTTGATTCTTATATAACTCACATTCTATCTTCACATTGTTAAGTTCAGGAGCGATAAAATAATTTTTCTTGAGAAGAATAGGAGTCCAGCATTTCTGAGTCTTGTTTTTGTTGCTGTATGCCATGATATATATCGCTATATTCTCTTTATCTGCAGCAAGCCAGTCAATCACATTATGACTTTCCAATGTAATAGGGTCGTCCCCAATTGCCCTTACATTCTCAACATTCATATCTAGTATATCAACTTTCACCGACGCCTGGTTTAATTCGCTACCAATATTACCACCGCACTGCTTCTTGGTGGTATGTACTGACTTCTTCCGTGTTTTTCTGGATCGCCGTATCCTAAATGGTAGCTTCTGTGTATTTCGCATTTTCATGTAGTCTCTATACAATACTACATGAAAATAATTGTCACTCTACCACTTTGATAACGTCTGCCTCTTCATGCCGCCCATAAACTTGGCAGTCTCAAGGTATTTGTTTGAGAACTACTTCTTTCATATAATAAAAATATTTATATCTTTTTATTATATTTTCATATCATTTTTATGTATAGTTAATTTATGCATCAGTTGCAGGTGCTTCTGCTGCAGGTTCAACCACGTCTGACGCACCGTCCTTCTTCTGGCGGGGTTTTTGCTGACGTGTAGTGCGTCTATCCGCGGTAGGTTGTCTCTGTTGGCGAGTCTCGCACATAATCTGACCACCCTTTACTCCACATACATCAGTTGCCTGATACTCATGAGGACCACTCTCTGGCTTGGAAAGCCCCAACTCAACATACTCCCCCTGCACCAAATACTTATACTGTGAATCTGTTACACGAATAGATGAATAATGGGTAAAAATATCCTTCCCCTTATGCTCGCCGTCGCACATAGTAACGAAACCATATCCGGTCTTATTATTGAACCATTTAACTTGTCCTGTAAATCTGTCAGTGGAACTCATCGTATAACACTTATACTAGTTAAACAGTGCAACTTTCTATATTGTTTTTGAAATATATACTAAGCTGATTAGGTATGAAACAAAGACATATATTTGGTATAATTTGGTTCATCATAATAGTCTAAAGAGTAACAATAAGATAGAAAAATTTCTAAATGTGTATTAATTTTACTACAGATGGGCATTAACCGAACGAGCTCTTTCATATTTTTGTATTGTATGTTTTTAGAATTATGTATAGAGGTATTATCATACAGTTCTCCTTCATTATAAGAGTATAAGTCTTCCCATGGTAATTCTAGTGTATAAATAAAAAGAAACATATAACATAAAGAAATCAAGTCATCGCGTCTTGAATATACATGTCCGTTATATAAATTAAAGCTAGCATAATTAGGAGAACCAATGACTGAATCGTCACGTTGTACATTAGGCTTAAGTTTTTTATTATCAGTAACGTAGAAAGTAGATATTCCAAAATCAATCAAATAAAGACGGTTGTTTTTTATCATAAAGTGTTGAGGTTTAATGTCACGGTGTATAACAAACAGTTGATGAATATTTTCAATAATAGACAATGCTTCTACCATTAATCTATATATGTGTTCATCTCTTACATTATGCATGTAAGACATGTAATCATATAGTGAGCAATCGTAAATAGGAAGTATTAATGTCATATAATTTAAATACTTGCCATACCAATATATATGAGGCACGTCGGCACATTTATGTTGATATAAGTAATTAAGTATAGTAGCCTCATTTCTTAACGTAGTATATTTACTGGTAGAATTTTCAAGTTTTATAGCAACTTCCACTTTTTTATTGATATTAGCCCCCAAATATATATGTCCAAACTTACCGCTGCCTATTTTTTTTCTCAACACATATTTGTTATTAATGACACTATCCAACAAGTTATCTTCCATTTAATATAATAATTTTATACTATATATAAATATTATTTTATCTGGTTTACGAATATAATATAACACTAGTATAGAAGAATGGTTATGAAAAGCATTGAAAATATAATTGACATAATATCACCATTTTATGGAAAGTTGGTATGGGTATTTCACGGACTAAATTTTTTATATATAATATTATTTTCATTATTCGGAGTTATTATTTTGGAGCAGACTTACATAAAGCAGTATAATCGTATGATACAAATGTTCGTGTGTTTATTTTTACTAATCAAATTTCATCCCTTTAGAAAATACACATTAAGAGAAGGAGACTCAAACATCATTTTTGGAAGCGCGTTTTTTCTGTTATTTAATTTAGGTATTGTTCAATATATGAATACAACCATGAGTGAAGTAGAAAAAACGTTAAAAGAAATGATATGAATGTAATATTATTATTATTACAAATGGATAATATTAATAATAGTGTAAATATAAATGAAATATTTGAAAACGCGTTACAAGATCCAAGTTTATTATCAAATATAGATATAGACGAATTGTTAGGAACATTAGAAAATTCAAAAAATGATTATCTAGAAAACAAAACGATAGATAGTGTGAATAACGAAATATTTGAAAAAATAAAAGACTTAGAACTATCAATAATTACAAAACAACAATATTGCGACAAATTAATAGGATATAGATTGGTTGATGAATTGCATGAATTACATAAAGGAAAACATGTAAGATGGATACGAATAGACAACGCAAAATTAACCAATGGAGGAATAGTTGTAGATATTAAATTTATGGACAAAGGAATACAGGTATTATGTAGAAATTCAACAAACAAGTTTATTCAGTATAAATACGACGAATGTATAACATTTCAAAAACTAAACGAAACTGAACAGGTTATAATGATGGCATATAGTTATGCAAATAAGTGACCTATTTTCTATTTTTTCTAGTGAAATTACGTAAAGAAGTTTTCTTTTTGCGGGTTTTAATGCGTGTCTTCGTGAGTAAGAAAAATTCTCGTATATGATACATCATTTTCATAGTTATTTGTTTTTGTTTTTCCATATATGAGATTGAATTAACAACATGTCCGCGGTACGTTTTATGAGCGATTGACGTGTTAATGAAATGTTCAGTTATAGCAGTTTTGTAATCAGTAAATAAATAGCCATATCTAGAATGAAATAATCTATTTATAATGTCATTTGTAGATAAATTATGGCGATAGGCTTTCGGTTTAATGTAATATATCCGTTCTTTTTTCATTTCATCAAATTCGGCGTCGTCTAAGAAACATACCGCCGTTTTTTTCGGCAAAAGTGTGCAATTTATCAAATCATTATAGGTTTTATGATGACTTGATCTCCCAACTTGCACTACCTGATTATTTATTTTGAACGCATAAATTATCTGATCAAATAAAACGTCATTCTTAGAAATTTTTCGTGACAAATATTCTGAAATCCTATTTACAGAGAATGATTGCGATTGATTATTTGTATAAATGTACAATTTGTAACACTCCTTATTTTTTTTTTTTTT